AGATCATAATAAGGACTGTCTTTTGTAAAACGTATTCCAGCAATCTTCTTCTCACCACAATGCTTTAATCTGGCAAAATGCCAATCAAGCTCTAGGTTTTTTAGTTGTTGCTTTTGTATATCAGTTTGAGTTTTAGCAGCGTCCTTACATTGTTTAGTTAATTGTCTATCTAATGGAATAGAAAAGTTTAAGGTTATACCAGTTCCCAGTGCATAGCTATCTTTATTCGTTCCAGAATAATTTTGCTGGTAGTACAAGATGTTACCTGGATTATCAGGTGTACCATCTCCTATAGCATTACCATCATCATCAAAGTCACCGACTATATCTGTTGAATCGTACACAGGTGTTTCATAAAAATGACTAAAAGGTTTGCGGTAGTTTGAATTAAAAGTAGTAAATGGAGTTATAGTCATCATTGCTCCTTGACATACAACCCCACCTCCATATTGGTTCGTATGAAAGCTACCATTATTTACGTTCCAATTCTGATTGGTTACTGATCCACTATTACTTTGGCTTACTGCATTAGCTAAAACTTTTACAGGGCTTAAAATTATTGCGAGAACACAGAGGTAGTAGTAGTAACGGACTCTGTTGTTATGTCTCTTTGGATTGTCGTTATGTTCTGCAAACCAGGGGCATGATATGTTTCTGTAAATTGGAAAGAATCTCCTGATGTAGGATTGGTTTGTGTCCAGTTTGGTTTTGTTGTCATATCTAATCCTGTCCATTTATAAGTAGTACCTCCTACAGTTCCATTAACTTCAATTGCGGTAGATCCCATATTCCCTCCATCATGTGATATTCCTGTTCCTGTAACTGTATATTCGTAACCTGTTTTAAAGTCTTTGCTAGTAATCGATTCTGAGAGAGTAGAAGTGGTAGAGGTCGTGCTGGACATAGTTCCTGTAGTAAAATTTGGAACAATATTTGCATTAGCTGGTAAAACATATAAAAGACATAATAATAAAAGCTTTCGCATGACTCATTAGTCTACTGTTACTGTAGTCACATATTGTCCTGTAGCACTTGTGCCTTGTGACCCTGCTGTAATTGTAATTACATGATTATCAACAGTACCTGCTAAATTTGTTGCTGTACCTCCAGATGTACTTGTTAAATCACCAAATGCACTTACTTCGCCTGTAGTGAGACTTGTTCCTATGGTATCTCCAGTAGTATGAGAAACTGTGTAATTAAAACTTTCGCCATCAGTAAGTTGGCTTGCAGTAATTGGTGTATAAGCATTTACTCCGTTAGTTGCAGCACCTAATCCTCCAACACTGCCAGCAGTAGTGCCATCTGTTGTATTAACTCCAGTTCCAGAAACACTATATGAGTTTCCTATACGATCTGCTGCTGTAGCTGCTGCTGATACTTCTAGCTTTACTGATGAACTTATTGATGAAGTAATATCTGCAAAACTTGCTGTTGGCGTTAAAAAAACCAATAATGCTAGTAGTTTTTTCATTTTATTACAGTTTTATTACTTTTATTATCCATAATCTTAGCAGAATTGCCACCTTTCTTCTGTCCGACTGAAATTCCATAGCTACCAAGCACCCCAGAAACCAAGCCAGCAGTGAACGCTCCATCAATTCTTACCTTACCCATGTATCCAAGAGTCATCATGGATAAACTCCAGGTCAAAATTAAAAATCGGACACTATGACCAAATAAATCACCCCAATCAAAACCTTCTTTTGTTTCTTTATCTTCCATGCAAAAACATAATATATACTATAAGCATATACATAAAAGGTTAAGAATGGTTGAAGTCATAGCAGCACTGGGTGGAGCATTACTAACAGCCTGTTTTGTTTCTGTTGGTTCTATTTCTTATAGAGGTAGACAATCACGAGATGACCTCGTGCGAAATACAACAGCCATAGAATTGTTAACAGATAAAATAGATAATATGCATGAAGATATGCGTGAAGTATTTCATCGTCTAAAAGAAGTAGAACTAGCAGTTGTAGAACTTAAACCAAGAAGATAAAAACTACCTTAGGGGATCTCAACAAAGTTAACCACTGCTTTGTAATAAGGTAGTTATGCCAAATTTAACATTCTTTGTTATGTTTGGAAAGTATGACATAACAATTACTATGTTAAAAATTTTAAAGCCGATCCTTCTAAAGTTCTTTTCTTCTTCTGCAATAAAACAACTTATAGTGGATCTTCTGCGTACAATCTGCAAACAAACATCAAATGAGGTTGATGATAAAGCTGTTGACTTTTTAGAAAAGCAACTGTTTCCTGGTAAAACTTTCTAATGAAAGATAAATTTATTATTTTTGCTGAAGAACCACCAGTTGAACTACAACTTTCTGTAGAGATGCGTTGTAGAGAAGTAGAAAAAAATCCTGACGTAGATTATATACGCAGGTACTGTATAAGCCTTATAAGAAACAATGCAAAAAGAGATGCTATGTTTGCTGCAACATTAAAAGAACTAGCAGAAGCTCATGTAACAATTGCAGAACAAGAAAAAGCACAGGTAGTACATTGGTGGGTGCTGAAAAGAATTATAAAAGACTTTTTTATATCTATTGTTTTGTTCTTTGTTATTAGGTTAAACAAAGCATTACTAGCACTTAATAATAAAATAAACAAAAAAATATAATAATTTGTTAAAATAAAAATGCAAAGGTATTTGAGGATGCTATGCAGCAGTCCAAAAAAACTAGATTGCAAGAACTCAGACAAGAAGTTCGTACTTGTTCTGATCCTTATGAATTAACAGCTATGTTTGCCTTAGAAAATGAAAGACTAAGGCAAGAACTGGCAAAGTTAAAAACTTAATTAGGATCAAGTCTTCTTTTTTGTAGTTTCTTTACAGCTTGCTGTCGTTTTGTGGTCAGTAATTTATATAAAAAGATTCGCCAATTAGAAGGGCATATCATTTTGTTCCTCGTCTTGTGGTACTGCTACTGATACAGATCCTGATAGAAAAGTTGTACCCTTTTTAGATTCACGACTCCATGCACTAACAGGTATTTTTATTACCTTGTCACCTGCATAATTATCTGCACCTTCTTGTTGTACTAACCAATCTGCCAAAGCAGCAGCATCAGATAATAAAAATTCAACAGAACCATTCATGTCAGGTGATTTCTCTGATTTCTTTTCTGTTGTATTGAAAAGGACTAATCGTCCTTGAAAAATGTTTTCGTAAGCCATTTAAAGTATGTGATAGTGGGCAAGGATAATCTCGTTTGTTAACGAGGACATAGTAACTTTTTGATCAGTTATATATCGTTTCTGCACTTCTTGCTGCATTTTTTTATATGCTTGTTGAGTAATCAGTGCATTAATACGAACTTTTGGAAAGTCCTTAGAATCTTCCATTTTCAAGCTCCTGTAAACAGTTTCGTAATTGCAAAACTGTCATCTGCTGTAATTTAGAACCACCGCCTTCTATCTTATATTCTTTTGCTTTTGCAATAACCCATAACTTCTTCTGTTCATCATTAGTCATCTTGACATTTAATTCATTCATTATCATGTCAACAAGGCTGTTCTTGTCGTATTTCGGTTTATCAACTTTTTTGTATTGAGCAGGTTTTTCTTCATTCTTTACTATTTGCAAATGTGGTTTGTTATCGTCAATCTCTTCTTTAGCCCATAACTCATAACCTAAAGAAAATTGAAACGCACAATGAGCAGCAAAACCTCTACGTTGCGTGTCTGATATTTCTCTAGCATCAACTAATTCTCTTTTCAATGCTTTTTTATTATTACCCATTATTGGAAAAATAAAATCAGAATACTCATTACCTTCTGGATCTTTAAAGTAAAAAATAAAATACAAAGAACCATTAGGTGCGTCAAATAAAGGATGACCATCTTGTGGGTTTAATCTGCAATGATGTGACCAACCAGGACATTCTTTATTAAATATGGCAGCAACTTTTGCCCATGCCATGTACTTAGCCTTAAAGCCAGTAGGAAGTTGATGTACATCTTTTATCTCGATGACACCTGCTAAATTTTTTTGATTAACTTTCATAATTTAAATATCTCTTATATGTATGAACGTGTCAAGATCATATATTCATATGTTAATAAAACTTGCTTTTCCACAGGATGATGCATAATGATGTAAACCGATGCAAACTGCATCACATTGCATCACATTGCATCACAATGATGAAACGAATTACAGTAGCTATTTCTGAACAAACAGAACAAAAACTAAAAGAAAAAAAGCCTCAATACCTGTCACTGTCTAAATACATAAATATGATTTTAGAAAACAGCATTGACAACCTTGACA